TAGAAAAAAACAAACTCCACATTGACACTTCAGCACTTGATAATAAATTATATGAATTGCGAACAAGAAAGTTTAAAGAAAAGCTCCAGCGTATACGACCTTACATTTCTTATAATGTGTTTGGAACCATTACAGGTCGCTTAACGACAAAGAAAGATTCTTTTCCTATTTTAACTCTTGATAAAAATTATAGACACACAATCTTACCAACCAATGATTGGTTTATTGAGCTTGATTTTAATGCGGCAGAACTAAGATGCCTGCTATCATTAAATAAACAGCCTCAACCAGAAGAAGATATACATCAGTGGCATGGAAAAATATTTAATCGTCTTCTAAATTGTTCAATGAGTCGAGAGGAAATCAAACGTAAAATATTTGGATGGTTATATGGTCCACCGAATGCATCTCTTGGTATTCCAGAAGTTCAAAGATATTATGACAAAGAAAAGGCATTACAGAATTATTGGAATGGTGAAGAAATCATAAATCCTTTTGGTCGCAAAGTCAAAGCAGATAAGTTTCACGCCTTGAATGCACTCATACAAAGTACAACTTCAGACACTTTTCTAAGGCGAGCCATCGCAGTAAATAAATTATTGAAAGGAAGAAAGTCCTTTACAATGAGCTTGATCCATGATAGTATGGTGATTGACTTTGATCGCAACGACAAAGACCTTCTAGAAAATTTAATAAAGGAATTTGGAAATACCGATTTAGGTATTTTTAAAGTTAATGCCAGTCTTGGAACAAGCTTTGGTAATATGGTAAAATTTAGATGACAGTTAAAAAATATAATAAACTCGTAAGAGATAAAATCCCTCAGATTATCGAGGCACAAGGAAAACAATGTAAGGTTTATGTTGCAACAGGAGAAGACTATCAGAACAGGCTTAAAGATAAGTTGATAGAAGAAGCTAAAGAATTTTTTGAAAACCCTTGTGTTGAAGAACTTGCTGACGTACAAGAGGTAATTGATGCCCTTCAAAATATTCATTGTTGGGATATTACGGGCGCACGTTGGAAAAAGCAAGAAGAACGAGGCGCATTCCATCGACGATTTGTTTTGCAAGAGGTGATTGAAGACAAAAGCGTTACCAAAAGCAAGTATTGTTCGCACACACCTTCCAATACAATTGGTCTTGGAAATGCAGGCTGTAACATCGTTGATAAGTTCTCTCAATTTCCTCAATATTTGACATATAAATTGGACGTTGGATTGAAGCGGACCCCAACTACCTTTCCTCTAAAACAGTGTCAAAAGTTTGAAGATTATGAGGAAAAAGTGCCCTCTCTGAAGACATTCTTTAAGGAGGTTAATGGGGAAATTCTCTTCATCGTTGCGGGCTCTGGAAAAGTATCTTCATCAGCACTTTCTATACTTGAATATTTAAAAAAACATAAAATAAATATTCTCTATATTAAACCTGAATTTTCATTATTAAATGAATCTCAGGTTAAATTGGAAAGATTAGTTTATAATGTCTTTCAGGAATATGCACGCTCTGGAGTTTTTGAAAGAATGTATATTGTTTCTAATGAAGAAATCTCACAAATTGTGGGAAATATTTCCATAAGAAATTATAACGATAAGATTAATGAAATGATTGTTTCTACAATCCACATGATTAATGTTTATAAAAACAATGAGTCTATAACTGATACTTTTTGTAACTTGCCTGTGGGTGCTAGACTTACAACAGTTGGAATGTCAGACCTAGAAAAAAATGTGGATAACATGTTTTTTTCTCTTGACAATGTGAGCGATGTAGTGTATTATTATGCATACAATAAAGACAAACTTGAATTGGATTTTGAATTAATGAGTAAGATTAAGACGGCAGTTTCAAATAAAAAAGAAGATGGTGCGCGTGTTACTTACGGAATATTTGAAACAAATTATGAACAAGATTATATTTATTGTCTGAACCACTCATCGGTGATTCAAAAATAAAAGAATTGGGGGGCTGGAAGATTTGCTAGCCTCACCTTAAAATAGGAGATAAAATAATATGGCATTAGATATGGCAAAAATGAAGTCAAAGCTTCAAGAATTAGAAAGCGGTGGAAAATCCAAACAAGATCAAGTTTGGTGGCGACCGCAAGAAGGTGATCAAGATATTAGAATTGTACCAACCCCAGACGGAGATCCGTTTAAGGTTTATCACTTTCATTATAATTTGGGGGAAGGCGCTCGTGGCGGAGTTCTTTGTCCAAAACGACAGTTTGGCGAAAACTGTCCAATTTGTGATTTCGCTTCAAAGTTGTGGCAAGAAGGAACTGACGATAGCAAGAAAATGGCTAAGTCTCTTTTCGTTCGCCAACGCTTTTTCTCACCCGTGATTGATCGCGACAACGAAGAAGCAGGTGTTCGAATTTGGGGCTATGGTAAGACCATTTATGAGACATTGCTTGGCTTGGTTCTCAATCCTGATTACGGTGATATTACTGATGTGGATAATGGTGTTGATTTTACATTGACTTACACACTCCCAAAGACAAAGGGTGCATTTCCACAGACTAATCTGGTGCCGAAGCGTAAATCATCTGCGCTTGCGAAGAATAAAGGTGCAATTAAAGAAATGCTGGAAAGTGTTCCTGAAATTTCTACTCTATTTCAACGTAAGTCTCCTACTGATGTTAAAGCAATTTTGGAATCATTTCTCAACCCGAGCGATGGACCACTTGTGGACGACGTGGGCGTAAGCAGTGTAGACGATGCTATCAAAGAATTGTCTGCGTAAATTAAAAACTTAGAATTAAGTTTTTGGGAGCCCTGTGCCGTGTCAAAGCGATGCAGGGCTTCTTTTTATTTAAGGAGATTATATGGGTGACGGAAAATTATCTTCAAAAGATATATTAAAAATGATCAATAAAAAAGCTGGCAGAACAATTGCATTTTCAGGAGATCAAGAAAACCCCGCAGATATTAAAGATTGGATTTCAACTGGTTCGCGCTGGCTTGATTCAATTATCTGTCGCGGACAACTAGCGGGTATTCCTGTTGGACGTGTATCAGAAATTGCAGGACTTGAAAGTTCCGGCAAGTCTTACATGGCAGGACAAGTAGCACACCAAGCCCAGGCAAAAGGAATTAAGGTTTTATATTTCGATGCCGAAGCTACGATGACCAGTGAATTCTTAGATAAACTTGGTTGTGATATGGATGGCAACAACCAGATTATTATTCTTCAACCAGAAGATATAGAAATGGTATTGGAAACGATGGAACTTTGTATGTCCAATGATCCAGATAACCGTTATTTATTTATTATAGATTCACTGGCGATGACTCCTTGTCGTGCCGATCTTGAAAAAGATTTTAACCCTCAATCTTCAATGGCTCAGAAACCTCGTGTCCTTTCTTTAGGGATGCAAAAATTAATGACTTCGTTATCGAGAACTCAATCCACATTATTGGTTCTCAATCAATTAAAAACAAATATTAATGTTAACAATCCAATGATGATGCTTTCTCAGCCTTGGTTTACTCCTGGCGGCAAAGCAATTATTTATGCTTATTCGTTAAGAATATGGCTGACTGGACTTAAAGGTAAGAAAACTTTTATCGAAGATGAAAATGGTTATAGAATTGGCAGTGAAGTCAAAGCTAAATTAGAAAAATCAAAGTTTGGAACTCAAGGCCGCATTTGTAATTTTAAAATCTTATGGGCTGGTGACAATGTGGGTATCATGAATGATGAATCTTTATTAACTGCGATTAAAAAAAAAAGAGTGAAAACACTAATAATTAAAAGCGAAAAGTATGGAATACAAGAGATTCTTTTAGATGATGAAGATTATGCATGGGCTAGTAAATACACATGGCATGTTAATTTTAATTCTAATAATAATACCATCGGTAAATTATATGTAAAAAGAAAACCATCGTTGAAAAGCGGTAAAAAAACTAATCTTCGTTTGCATAGAGAAATTATGAAAGCTCGAAAAGGAGTAATCGTTGATCACATTAATGGGAATACTTTAGATAACAGAAAAACGAATTTAAGAATATCAACCCAGGCAGAGAATGTTCGTAATCGGACTCTTACTAGAATGTCTGTTCCTGACATAGCGATTGGCGTTTCTAAAGAAAAAGATCGTAATGGTGATTCGTGGAAAGC